ATAGTAGGCGTGGATCTCGTAATCAGGCTGTTTTTTTAGCACAAGCGGCTACCCCCCCTGCCTTTTCGTCCTGTTTATCCCCGAACATGGTCGAAACGGTTCACAAAGGCCCGATGACTGGTAATCTCTAGAAAATGACACTAGAACTGGTAGAAAATAAACCAGCCCTTACAGGGGCTGTGATGCCTCGCCTGCATACGCCATGGGTCGAAGGCGAATCTAAGGTAGATGCCATTATTGAACTTGCCGAACGTATTGGCCAGCCTTTACTAGAGTGGCAGATCGTGATCCTGCGCGATATGTGCGCCGTAGATGAAAACGATCAGTTCGTAAAAAAATCTAGCTTGTTAGTTTGTAGTCGCCAATCAGGTAAAAGCCATGTACTGCGCATGCGCGTACTAGCTGGGCTGTTTTACTTCGGCGAAATGAATATCCTCATTATGAGTTCGCAGATGCTCATGGCCTCTAAGTCGCTTGAGATCATGGCAGGCATTATTGACCGCAACGAGTTTCTACGCCGCGACGTTAAAGGCGGCAATATCGAGAAGGCTTACAAGCGCACTAACGGCAATAACCGAATCATCCTAGAATCAGGCGCGGAAGTTCGCGTAGTAGCTGCGACTGCAGACTCTAGCCGTGGTTTAACTGCCGATGTAGTTTGGATCGATGAGCTGCGGCATGTCGGTACAGAGGCGTTAGATGCCGTAAAAAGTACAACCCTTACTCGCCCTAATTCGCAGCGGTTTTATACTTCCAATGCTGGCTTTAAAGATAGCCACGTACTCAACGATATGCGTGAAAGATCGCTTAATAAGCCGCCTAAGTCGGTGGGCTATTACGAGTACAGCGCGCACGATGGCTGTGACATCTGGGATCGATCAGCCTGGGCGATGGCTAACCCGTCATTAGGCTTATTGATAACCGAAGCCGCCATGGAGGAGATAGTCGCTACATCGGATTACAGCGCGGTAATGACTGAGAACTTATGCAAGTGGGTAGGCACGGATCTATCGCCGTGGACACCTGGCAGCTGGGATGAGTGTGCTGATCCTGATCTAATTCTTTCGCCTGGCATGTATTCGATGTTTGCATTTGATATTGAGCCACACGCTAAACGCCACGCGGCTTTAATGGCAGGTGCAATATTGCCCGATGGCCGTATAGGTATTAGCTTGGTTAAAACCTGGGAATCCGATCGCGCGATCGATGAGCTAAAGATTGCCGTAGATATAAAGGCTTACTGCGATGAGTGGATGCCTAAGCAAGTTCTGTTCGACAAATATACCGGGCAGGCTATTGCCGATCGCCTACATAACTCAGGCGTAAAAATAGAGGACTGCTCAGGATCGCAGTTCTACGTTGCCTGCCAGACGTTTAAAGATTACATCGATAACAAGCGCGTAGTACACGGTAATCAAGAATTTTTAAACGAGTCTATGGATAACGTAGCCGCAAAATCCAACGACCAAGCCTGGAGAATTATACGCAAGCGATCCAGCGGCAGCGTAGCCGCGCCGATCAGCGCAGCCATGCTAGTTATGCACTTATCTAAGCCAATGCAAGAAGCCAAGATATACGCCTAGCGACACGCCGAACACAATCGGTAATATGCTTGACAATTTGAGAAAATCCCACCTATGGGATTACTGGAAACTTTAGGCTTTAAGGGTAAGGCAGAAGTTACTGCCCAATACGCCCCTGCCATCATGGATACCAGCTACGGCGTAGGCATGTACAGCTATAACAGCGGCCTATCTAACTATGGTTATGGCGTTGCGATGGATCGCAATTTAGCTTTGCAGGTTGCCAGCGTTAGCCGTTGCCGTAATTTAATTGCAGGCGTTATATCTAGCATTGATCTTGGCTTGTACAAAAAATCTACAGGTAAGAAATTAGAGTCCCCGGTATGGCTAGATCAAATGGATATTCGCCAACCACGCAGCGTTACGATCGCCTACCTGGTCGATGCGTTGCTGTTTTATGGGGTTGGGTATCTTAGGGTTTCATCGTTGTACCAGGATGATAATCGCCCATCAGGTTTTGAATTTATATCTAATACACGCGTTACCGTAACTACAAACAAGTACGGCGATGAAGTTGAATATTATGCAGTCAATGGCGAACGCGTACCGATGTCTGGTATTGGTTCGCTAGTTACATTTCAATCGCTACTGCCAGGTGTATTACAAACTGGTGGCCGCACTATTCAAGCTGCGTTAGATATTCAAAAAGCTGCAGCAGTTGCAGCAGCTACGCCAATGGCAACTACTATTTTAAAAAATACTGGTGCAGATTTACCAGAGGCGCAAGTACAAGGTTTACTCGCAGCTTGGAAATCGGCGAGAAATTCGCGTTCAACTGCATACTTAACTAGCACTTTAGAGGCGCAAAATATTGGCTTTAGCCCTAAAGATATGACTTATAACGAGTCATCACAATATCTTGCTACAGAGATCGCGCGCTTAATGAACGTGCCTGCGTATTACATAAGCGCAGATATGAATAACAGTATGACGTATCAAAATATTTTAGATGGCCGTAAAGAATTTGTAGCATACTCATTACAACCATTTATTAGCGCAATCGAAAATCGTTTAAGCATGGATGATCTAACTGCGCATGGTAACGTAGTACGTTTTGCTATCGATGAAACTTTCCTACGCGCAGATACTATGGCGCGACTTGACTCAATAGAAAAAATGTTAAACCTTGGCTTGATAGATGTATCGCAAGCGCAACAGATGGAACAATTAACGCCTAATGGATCAGGAGATACCGAAAATGTTACACTTAACGTTTAATAACTCAATCGAGGCGGCAGATACAGAACGCCGCATGATCTCAGGCAAGATTGCGCCATACGGCGAAGTCGGTTATACATCTGCCGGGCCTGTTGTATTTGAACGCGGATCTATTTCAATTCCAGATGTAACAAAAATTAAATTGCTAATGCAGCATGACAGCACAAAGCCAGTAGGTCGCGCTACATATTCTAGCGATGATGAAAGTGGCATGTATGCATCTTTTAAAATTTCAAGTAGCAGCCGGGGACAGGATGCACTTGTACTAGCTCAGGAAAACCTTGTATCTGGTTTATCCGTTGGTGTGGATGTATCCGCATCAAAGCAGATGAAAGGCTACCTGTTAGTTACCGCTGCAGTCCTGAAAGAAGTAAGCCTAGTAGAGTCGGCTGCTTTTGATTCAGCGGCCGTAACTGATATTGCAGCTGCTAAAGCTGCACTAGAAGCAGCAAGTACCAAAACCACAATCATCCATACAGAGATGATTGAAACCGAAACCGAAACCGAAACCGAAAGCGAGGCAGCTGTGACTACAGCCCCTATTGATACACCGGATGTACCGGCAGAAAAACCAGTCGAGGCTGCACCAGTTCAAGCAGCTCGCCCAATTATTCGCCCATCCGTATTAGACAGCCAGACAGTACGCACACCGATCACATCTATGGGCAAGTACACAGAGCATAAGATTCAGGCTGCTTTAGGCAACCAAGATTCCCAGCTATATGTAACAGCTGCAGATGATTCTTTTACTACTAACCCAGGATTTAACCCAACACAGTACCTAAGCGAGTTTGTTACTAACACACGTTTTGGTACACCTACTATTGATGCATGTAGCCAAGGCGTTTTGCCACCTACAGGTATGACAATTAATGTGCCTTCACTTGTGACATCTGCAGGCGGCGGTACAGGCGTAGCACCTGTTGTAACAGTTGAGGCCGAAGCAGGCGCAGTACAAAACACAGGTATGGAAACTTCTTACCTTACTGGCACCGTGCAAAAATATTCTGGCATGAATACGCTAAGCGTAGAATTGTTAGAAAGAGCTGGATACCCTGGCTTTTATGACGAGCTTACACAGCAACTACAAAATGCTTATTTAACAGCTATTGATACAGCTGCGCTAGTAGCATTACAAGCAGCAGGTTCATTTGGAACTGCAACAACAGGCGACAGCGCAGGCATTATTGCTTATTCATCAGAAGCTGCATCTGCTGTTTACAAAAATACAGGTTACTTTGCACAAAACTACATTGGAAACCCAGCGCAGTACCA